AGATCAGGCGCAGCCTGCGCAGTATTACGTCCAGCGTACAAATGTTCCGAAGGTATTTTTGTATCCCACACCTGATCAGCCATATCAGCTGCGGTATTACCGTATTCGTCGCATGCAGGACGCGGGCGACTACACCAATACAGCCGATGTGAACTTCAGGTTTTTGCCTTGTTTGGCGGCAGGACTGTCGTACTACTTGTCCTTGAAGTACGCTCCTGATCGCACTGTAATGATGAAACAGCTGTACGAGGAAGAGTTTGCGCGTGCAGCTGCAGAGGACAGGGACACTGCAAGTGCCTATTTTGTCCCTGAGGTAGGGGCGTAGTGTGGCGTTTGCTACAGGTAAATTTTCGTTCGGGCTGTGTGACTATTGCGGTCAACGCTACCCGTACAATGTGTTAAGGATGAACTGGAGAGGGTTTAAGGTTTGTCCAGATGATTATGAGCCTAAAGAGCCTCAGTTAGAGCCGCTTCGTTATAAGGGTGATGCGATTGCGTTGCAGGGTCCGAGGCCTGATAGGATTGAACCAACTACAGTATTTGTGGGAATGCCAGCGGATTCGGCATTTCAGAGTATGGGTAGCATTTATGCTGCCCAGAACATTACGGACATGCGTCCATACCCACAGCAGTCGCCTCCTGTTGGGTATGGGGCAATAGGTGCAGTAACGATAGTGATAACTGAGCCATGACTTACGACGAATTGGTCACTAACATCAGGAACTACACAGAGGTCGGAAGCAATGTCTTCACGAACTCGGTGATCAACACGTTCATCACAATGGCTGAGAACAGGATCATGCGTGACATTGATCTGGACGTTTTCAAAAAAGAAGTTACAGGCACGATGACCTCGGGTAACAAGTTTTTGACCACGCCGACTGATCTTTTGACGCACAGGTATCTGTTGTTGACAAGTGCAGGTGGGGAACAGATATTCTTGGATTTCCGGGACACGTCGTTCATGAAGGAATATTGGGCGGATGGCACGGATACAGGGGTTCCCAAGTATTACGCTGTATGGGATCAAAACACGTTTTATGTAGCTCCTACCCCCTCGTCGAACTATGCAGCTGAGTTGGGGTACATCTACAGACCGGCGCAACTTTCGTCCACTAACAATACGACGTGGATTAGTAACAATGCCCCTGAGGCTCTTCTGTATGCTTGCCTTATTCAGGCTTACAGCTATACAAAAGGTCCTTTGGAAATGTTGAACTTTTTTGAGAAAAGCTACGCCCAAGCGCTGCAAGGTCTTGGAATTGAGCAGCAAGGTCGTCGCCGTCGTGATGAGTTCCGTGATGGCATGCTTCGTCAAAAACTTAAATCGGAGTCACCCGGACCATGATAGGCGGAGGCGCTTTACTAGGAGAGATCAAAGCGGTTGCGGTTTCCGGACGTGGTTTTACTCCGGAAGAAGTTGCCGAGATGGCCTTGGAGAAGATTGTTTATGTTGGGGAGAGTTCTCATCCGGTTATTCGTGATCAGGCGGAGGCTTTTAAAACCCAAATACGTGCGGTGTTGGTGAGATATATGCGGCAAGCCGTATCGTCCCATAACACTACGATTGCAAACCGCCTTCGCGAAGCGGGGCATCCTGAACTGGTAAAACTTTTGGAGGACTGATATGCCTATTTCTGTAACCACTGCCATGCCTACCTCGTTCAAGGTAGAGATTCTAAAGGCAGTTCACAATTTTACTGCCTCCACTGGCAACACCTTCAAGATTGCTTTGATGAAGGCCACAGCTTCTGGGTCGGGTACGTATGGCGCAGCTACGACTAGCTACAGCACGCTGACTGGAAACTCGGACGAACTGCCGAACGGTAGCGGCTACACCACTGGCGGCAACACGTTGACTTCTGTTACTCCTGTGGCGGATGGAACCACAGCCGTCTGCGACTTTGACAATACGACATGGTCTGCGGCTACGTTTACTACCTGCGGTGCTCTTATTTACAATGACAGTGCAGCGGGCGATCCGGCATGTGCTGTTCTGAGCTTTGGTGGCGATCAGCAGGTTAGCTCGGGTGATTTTCAGATTCAGTTCCCGGCACCGGCAGCAGCAACGGCGATTATCCGGATTGCCTAACAGGAAGCTAATGTGCCAAACCTCGTCAATGCATGGGATGTAGGTGCTTGGGGGGATGCCACGTGGGGTGGCATTCCTGCTACCAATCTCACTGGTTGGGGCATTGACACGTGGGGGGAGAATGCTTGGGGCGGCATCGTTGAAGCAGAGATTGTCACCCCAACGGGCGTTTCTGGAACTGGAAGTGTAGGAACGGTAGTCTTATTGGTTGCACCTTCTGTATCAGGGGTTTTCGGTACAGGGGATGTAGGAAATGTAAGTATCGTCACTGATGACGCCATTATCCCGGTAGGGGTCGAGGGTGTTGGTGCGATAGGAAGTGTTGTGCCGTTGGTGGCATATGCTGTCAGTGGCGTACAGGGAGTGGGGCAGATTGGAAACTTCTCTGTACAAGTTGATGACGTTGTCATACCCATAGGGGTAGAAGGCAACGGGGCGGTAGGTACAGTTAGTTTCACCATTGGTACGGTAGTAAACGTAAGCGGTGTATCAGGGACAGGTTCGGTTGAAAACGTTGTCCCTGCGGTCCTGACCACTGTAACTGGCGTTGGGGCTACGGGAGCCATAGGCAGTGTATCGTTCTCAATAAGTTCCACGTTTGTGCCCGACGGGGTATCTGGAACAGGTGCAATAGGTACAGTAGTCCTTGATTATCCCGGCTTGATAGCGGTAACAGGTGTTGTTGGTACAGCTGCGGTAGGAACAGTTATTCCTACGGTCATCAGCAATGTTACGGGCGTATCAGCCACGGGCAGGGTTGGAACGGTAACGGTTAAGGTAAATGACGCTGTCTCGGTAACCGGGGTAGCGGGCACGGGGTCAGTGGGGACTGTCATAGTGAGGGGATGGACAGTTGTCGATGATTATCAGGACCCGAATTGGGTCGTGGTTCAAGTGGCATAAGGAAATGACATGGCTAGTACATTTAGCAATCTAAAAATTGAGTTGATTGCCACAGGTGAGCAGTCAGGCACGTGGGGTATTACTACCAACACAAATCTTGGCACTGCACTGGAGGAGGCGATTGTTGGTTCTGCTGACGTATCGTTTTCTATCGCGGATGTCACGCTGACGTTGACTGATACCAATGCTAGTCAGACGGCACGTAATCTACGACTGAATCTGACGGGTACTTCAGGTGGCGCACGAAACCTCATTGTGCCTGCTATTGAAAAGTTCTATGTGGTCAATAACGGCCTTGCAGATGCCGTTACAGTGAAGAACTCGACGGGTAGTGGTATCGCGATTCCTGCTGGCAAGACATCGGTTGTGTACAACACCGGGTCAAACGTAGTGGATGCGGTCACTTTCCTTACTGCGCTTCAACTAAGTGGCAATCTGACGATGGCTTCAGCTACGTCAGTGGTCGATGCCAACGGTAATGAGCTTATCAAATTCCCGTCAACGGTTGCTTCTGCGGTCAATGAGGTTACGGTAAGCAATGCGGCTACTGGTGCTGATCCTTCGATTGCTGCCACGGGCGGTGACACTAATATTGGCATCAGCTTCACACCAAAGGGCTCTGGAAATGTCAGCATTACTAGTGGCAATTTGAGAGTGCCTTCTGCGGCCTCAATCCTTGATTCCAACAGTAATGAACTGATCAAATTCCCTTCTGCCGTGACTGGTGCGGTTAACGAAATTACGGTCACTAATGCAGCGACGGGTAGTAACCCAACGGTTTCTGCAACAGGTGGAGACACAAACATCAGCCTGTCTTTTGCAGCCAAGGGCACTGGTGCATATAACTTCACTGGTACGACGGATACCGCAGCAGAGGTAAGACTTTTTGAAGATGCAGATAACGGCAGTAACTATGTGTCGTTTAAGGCCCCTGCGACGATAGCGTCTAACGTGGCGTGGACACTACCGAGTGCTGACGGTACAAACGGTCAGTTTCTTTCTACAAACGGAACTGGAACGCTTTCTTGGTCTTCAAGTGGTGGTGGTATTTCAACAGGTAAAAGTATCGCTATGGCGATGATTTTTGGCTTCTGAGGAGTTATTAAATGGCTAACCCAAACATTGTCAACGTAACGAGTATTTACGGAAATAC